CGACGCCGAAGTGACCGAGTTCCCGGTCGAGGCTGGGCCAGAGGTCACCGACCACATTCAGCTTCTCAATCCTACGATTCGGCTCAAGGGAACTATTTCGGCTACGCCGCTTGACCTATCGGTCGCGCTCGCGAACATCGCGGCCGGCGCGCTCGCCGCCTATTCCAGTTCTCAGGCGCGCTCGAACTTGCTCAACAGCGGCCTTTCGCAAGCGACCGGAATCGTGGGCTCTGCCCTTCAGGGGAATGCGAGTAGCATCGGCTCGTCGGCCATCACTGGCGCAGTCGACGCCGTCTCGCGGACCATCCTTCTAAACGCTTACCAGTCAAAGACTCCGTTCACGCTCATCACCAAACGCATGACCTATCCGAACGTCGTGATCAAAAAGCTCAGGTTCCCCCGAAACGAGGAGACCGGATATGCTCTCGATTTTGAAATGGATATCAAGCAAATCACTATTACTAGTACGCTTAGTGTTCAGAAAACACAGACGAGTGAAGACGTCATCAACTCGGCGTCGAGCTCCACGAACCTCGGAAGCCAAACGACGGCGCAAGCGAGCTCGCAAATCCAAAGCGGTGTCCAAAACTCGTCGTTAGGAAGTGCCCCGGGAATGGCCGCTAAATTCCCGAGTTTGGTGGCATGAGATGGCACTTCTTGAGGTCCCAACAGATAACAGTCTACCGATTTACGAGCAGAATGTTCAGCTCGACGGAACTCAGTACATAATCGCGCTTTATTTCAACCCAAGGATTAATAACGGCCAGGGGAAGTGGTGCCTCACGCTTGCCGATCAGAACCGGAACATGCTCGTAGGGCCGGTTCCCATCGTCGTTAATTGGCCTCTCTTCGACCGGTTTGTTGACCTTGTCGATTTGCCCGGGACTCTTTTCGCGTTCGACACGAGCGGAAATAACGCCGATCCAGGGCAATTCGATTTAGGCGCGAACGTAAGACTCTACTACCTTGAGGCGGGGACCGTCTTATGATGGCGGGGAGTAACTTTGGCCGTATCGTAAAGGTCAGGGTCTACGCCACGAGCTTGAGTGACGTTGGTCTGGGCGCTTCAAAAATAGACTACTCGAATTCATACACCGAGTTCTCGTCGGTTCAAAAAGACGGGTCGCAGGGCTTCAGGATCAAGGGCAACATCGTGCAGGTCATGCCGACGGTTGCTTTCAATACGAATCAAATACATCTGACGCTCTACAATCTCGGTAAGAATTCGAGATCTATTCTTCAGTCTCAAATCGGGACAAAGATCGAAATCTTTGCTGGGTACAATAACGTCGCGGTCCGGATTGGCGCTGGGAACATCCTATGGTGCGTGACTCATAAGAGCGGTCCTGATTACATCACCGAAATCATCGCGGGCGACGCACAATCTGCGCTCGTGAACGGGACCATCAACAAAAGCTTTAAGGGCGCTGTCACTTATCAGCAAATAATAAACGCGTGCATCGCAGCGATGGCCGAAGACGGAATCACGGCCGGGAATATTCAAGACGTTCCGAGCGGGGGCTTTAACCAAGGCCACGTCCTGAGTCGCAGCCCAATGGTCGAACTGTTCGAGGTCTGTCAGTCGATTGGCTTAAGCGCCACGATAGTCGACGGAAAAGTGAACGTCCTTAAGGTCGGAAACGGAACGCCGGCCCCGCCAATAACCATTTCGGTAGACACTGGTCTTATCGGGATTCCGGAAGTTCAGCCTCCGGGCGTGATTGGTTTTCAAGACGCCGCGTCCCCCGTTACCGCGAGCCCGCAAAACAACGTTTCGTTCACTCATCTGCTCAGGTGCGACCTGACTCTTTGGCAGCAAGTGAATATCGTCAGCAAGTTTATAAACGGGATCTACGTGATTCAAAGCGTGACCCAGGATTTTGATTCCTGGGAAGGAAACTTCTTTTCCAAGTGCGAGGCGTCCAGGCCTCCGGCGGCTGCATGAGCTTAGGGAATTTAAAACCCACACTCTACGACACGATTCAGTCAGTGGTTCAAACGCTGATGTTAGACTTGAATTTTTGCTTGCCCGCGAAAATCGTCGCCTACGATAAGGCCACGCAGTACGCGGACGTCCAGATTCAACTCTACCAAAAATTCAGCGATGGCTCGCTCGTGCTCCCGCCAGTGATTCCGAACGTTCCCGTGAAGCACCCGCGCGCGCAGGGTGGGGCCGCCTTCATGCATATGCCGCTGACGGCGGGCGACGACGTGACCTTGGTCTTTTCTCAGCGGTCCTTGGACAACTGGAAGACGCAGGGCGGCGAAAGCGATCCAAACAGCACTCGGAAGAGTCATATCACTGACGCTTACGCCTTGATCGGCGGCTCAGCTATACCGGACGCCTTCTCTCCGGCCACCGACGATGCGATTGAAATCGTGAACGGAACGGCTGCGATCAACATATACCCGAGCGGGAAATTTAAGATTACAAATGGGACCGACGACTTGATATCCTTGGTCCAACAGGGTTTCCAAACGCTTTCCGAAGACACGGTAAACACCATGCTTGGGACTCAGCCCTTGAATGATTTTGAAACGTATTCTCAGATCGCGACCAAAATAATGAACCTCCAGGAATCTTGAGATGGCACTGAACCCAACACCGCCAGGAAAAGCGATTGCAGATTTGTTTTTCAACTCTGCTCCCACTCCGGGAACTCCGGTCACGGTTTCCCAGTTAGAGGCGCTCTGGGAGAGCGCCATAGCCATTCTTTACGCCGACATCGTGGCGAACATGGACGTACTCCCGGCCGGACACGCCGGACCGGGGCTTCAGACTCCTATCGGAATTCCAGGCGAGGTGTTCACGGGGGCCGGCGCAGGCGGAACGACTCAAACGAATGCCGCTGAAACTATTATCGGGATGGGAAGCGTTCAATGAGCGATCTCGGAATGAACCTCGTGACAAACGATTTAGATATCCGAAACGGAGACCTTTATCTCGTCACCGGCACCGACGCCATCGCTCAGAACCTTCAACAGACGCTCCAGCTCTGGCTCGGCGAGTGGTTCCTAGACACGACCAAGGGCATTCCGTTTAAACAGCAAATCCTGATCAAGAATCCAAACTTAGACGTCGTACAGGCGGACATTGTAAACGCGGCCGTCGCGGTTCCGGGCGTAACTCAGGTCATGAACGTGACCTTCAACTACTCAAATCAAAGCCGGACCTTTTCGATTTCAGTGGATGCTCAGACCAGTACGGGGGAGATTATAACCGTGCCAGCTCAAATTACTTTACCAACTAACTCTACGATCCAAGGGACGCCATCATGAGCGCTGGCACTGGGTATGGCGTAACGGTCCAAGGCTTCGTTCTTCCGCTGCTCACCGATCTTCTTACCGATCTAAATAATGCGGTTCAGGCTCAATTCGGGGCCGACGCGAACGTAGCCCCTCAAGCTTTTTTTGGTCAGCTCAATGGCATCATTGCAGAGCGCCTGTCGCTCGTGTGGCAAGCCATGCAGGATACCTATTTCTCTGCCGTCCCTGACGAGGCTTCCGGCGCGTCTCTGGACAACGTGGGCGCGCTCCGGGGGATTCCAAGACTTCAGGCGTCTGCATCCGTTCAGCAAAATGAAAAGCTTTTTGGTGTCAGTGGCACCCTGATCCCTGCCGGGACTCAGTTCTCGGTTCAGAACGCGCCAGCGAGCGTGTTCGCGACTGCGGCCGATGCGACGCTTGGACCTGGGGCGAACTGCATTCAGACGCTCACATTTTCCGGAACGCCGGTCAGTGGTGTTTGGACGGTTGCGAACGCTGAGCAATCCACCGGAAATCTCGCGTACAACATCACGGCGTCTGTTCTTCAATCTGCGATTCAGACTCTTCCTTTTTGCTCTGGGTGCACCGTCACCGGAAGCTATACCGCAGGATTTACTGTCAATTTCAATGGTGCCGGAACCGGCGGCCTCATGGTTCAGCCTCAGTTCACATCAACATCGACGATGGTCACTTCGGGAAGTACGCCGGTCACCGTCGCCACCGAAATCACACAAGCCGGTGTCGATCAGCTTTCCGTCACGCTCACGGCTACCGACACCGGTCCGATCATCGCGAACGCAGGAACGCTTACCAACATCCTGACTCCCGTATCCGGCCTCACGAACGCGCTCAACATCACCGACGCCACTGTGGGCTCGAATGTCGAAACGGATACCGCCTACCGCGCGCGTATGGCGGAAGAGCTTCAAATCGCTGGCGCAGGCACCGTGGAAGCGATTCGGGCGAAATTGCTAGCAACTACCGGCGTTGAATCCGCGCTCGTTTACGAAAATGTGGACGACGTTCCAGACGGAGACGGAAGACCTCCGCATTGCTTCGAGTGCGTCGTCAACGGCGGGACCGACGCGGCGGTTGCGGAAGCCATTTGGCTTGCGAAGCCGGCCGGGATCGAAACTTACGGGTCGAGCAATTATACGATCACCGATTCGCAGGGGCAGACTCACGTCATTTACTTCTCACGGCCGACACTCGTTGACGTCTACATCACGGCCAACCTGCTCGTGAACTTGAATTTTCCATCGAACGGTCAGGCGCTCATTCAAACGATTTTTGACACCTACATCAACAGCCTGAATCAAGGTGTGAGCGTTATCGTGGATCCGTACCTGACGGCACAACTCGCGAGTATCCCGGGCATCGACTACGCGACGATTTACGTCTCGACCACGCCGGGGCCAACGGAGTCGAACAACATTCCGATCGCGGCTTACGAGCAGGCGTTCACTCAAACTGATTTCATCATCATCAACAAGAGCGCGGGGTGATGATTGTTTACTCCGATTAATAACCACGTAGAGCAGGCAATTGCGAGACTGGTCACCCAGTACAAAAACGCGCCTAATTTGCAGGGTTTAATCACTGCTATCGTTGAGCAGATTCAGATCATCGAGAACTCGCTCACCGACATGAACACGCTTCGGTATTTGCCGGACGCGCAAGGACAGCAACTCGACAATATCGGTCAAATCGTTGGCATCGCCCGCCCGGCCGGCATGAGCGATGCGCTTTACCTGAACCTCATTCTTGGCCAGATTAAAATCAACACGTCCCAGGGTCAGCCCGAACAGGTCATCCAGCTTTTCCTGCTTTTGACCGGAGCTCCGTTCGTGATCCTTTACGAAGGCGCGAACGCGGAAATTCTGCTCGAGTCTTCATTTCAAGTCCCTGACCAACCGACTGCGGACAATCTGATCGAAACAATATCTCAGGCCACTCCGGCCGGGGTCCGTGTCGACGGAATCGTGTCCTTCGATCCAACCATGGCGTTCGCCTATGACGGCCCGCTGCCCGGGTTCGGGTACGACGATGGAAGTCAAACGGTTGGCGGGAAGTACGCGGAACTTTGGGAGTATGCCGGTGGTGGATTCGCCTATGACGGAAGCGATCCATCAGGGCTCGGGTACGGAAGCCTTTCAGATCCATTGTGTGGAGGGACGTACTTAACATGACCCCAATAGAAGAAATCGAACTTATAAAAGATTTTGAACGATACTTTGAATATCACTCTGATGGTTATTTGATTAGAAAAAAGTCTCTTCCTGGGAGTGGGCCATCTGGTTCTATAGTTAAAAGCCATCCTAATAAGAAAACTGGACATTCAACGATTGGGTTTAAGAAAAAAAATTACTACGTTCACAGGGTGATATTCGCCATTGTGAATGGTTATTTTCCTGATCAGGTCGATCACATTGATCGAAATCCACTTAATAATAAAATTGAAAACCTAAGAGAATGCACAGCTCTTCAAAATATGTGGAACCGGACTAGGAACAAAGACGGAAACATTAAAGGTCTGGATTTTCACGGTGCGACAAATAGGTGGCGCGGTAGAATAAAGGTTTCTGGGGCGGTTCATTTCTTTCAATCTAAAGACAAAGAAAAAGTGATCCTGTGGCTAGCTGAGAGTCGATCTAAGCTACACGGAGAATTTGCATGCGCGTAATTTTAACGTAGAGTTAGGGGAGAAAAGATGTCAAATCCAACGCAGCCAAACGTTTTACCGGCGTGGACCCAGGGGAATAACTCCGTCAGGCAACAGCCGACGGATGGCGAGCAGCTCACCGGGTTTACTCCGAACTTTAGACCTCCTTCCGGATGGCATAACTGGTTGTTTGGTATCCTATCCGACTGGATCGCATGGCTGAATTTCATCACGGCGAACCCGGGCTATTTCCCGGTCAGTAATGCCGGCCACCACGTCGCGACCGCAGGAAACCTTCAGGGTCAGCTCGACCAGCTCGACGCCGTTATGTCGACGCTCGGTTTGGTCGTCATCCCGACCGTTCAAGGCAACGGAACTCAAGTCGCCTTTCCTCTCCCGCAGGCTCCGATCAACGCGAACTCCGCCGTTCCTACCCTGGACGGAGTCGAGTGCCAAGAGTCAGAATATACGGTCGAGCAGATCAGCGGAACGTGGAATGTCGTTTTCGGTACGGCTCCAGCGGCTGGTCAGCAAGTAAGCGGATTTATTTTGACCGGCTCTTCCGGGGTCGGTGTGGGCGGCGGCGTCGGCGCGATTGAGAACGCTCCCGGCGGAGTAGGTATTTTTTATCAGAACGACGTAAACGTTGCGGTTCTGAAGTCACTTATCGCCGGCACGAACATGACCATCACCGACGACGCCGATGGGAACATAACCCTGTCGTCTACTGGCGGCGGTGGCGGATCGATCGAAGTGCATGGCTCTGCATCTGCTCCTGTTTCGGTCGTTCCCGGGACTGGCGTCGTGCCTACTACTGCGGCCGAGCAGGTTTGGTGGATTCAGCCAAGCGCTGGATCGGGAGCGGTGCCGATCACGGCGACTCCTCCTATCGCTGCGGGAACCACGGTCGGGCAGCGCTTGAAACTTAAATCGGTAGCGGCTGCGAACTACCTTACGATTCCCAATGTGTCCGGAGTGGACATGAACGGCCCGATCAACATGGGGACGTATGGTCAGGCGATTGACTATACGTGGGATGGCACTAATTGGTCTGAAGACTCTCGGAGGGTCTAATCATGAAACGGATTTCACTTCTTTTACTGGCTTTTATTTTCACTGCTCAGGCTTTTGCGTCCAGCACTACGATTAAGCAGGCAGACACGATTCAGAACTCGACCGGCGGTAGCGCTCTTTCTGTTCCGAGCACGGGTACGACGTTCGCGACCGACACTAATACGCTTACTCTGACGAGCAAGACGATTTCTGGGGCAAGCAACACGCTCTCGAATATCCCTGTCAGCGCGCTGAGCACGGGGACTGCAATCGGAGTGAATACGGGCGGCACGGGCCTCGCCACTCTGACGGCTGGATACCTCCTATCCGGTAACGGGACCTCGTCGGTTAACCTTATCGCGCCTGGCTCGAGCGGGAACGTTCTGACCTCGAATGGTTCGACTTGGTCGAGTTCCGCTCCGTCTTCGAGCGCCCCTACGGTCGTCTCAACCTTCGCTTCCCCGTCTTCGGTCACGGCTGTCGGCGGCGTCACGTTCACTTCCACCAACGCTTTGACGGTCAACTATATCGCCGGCAGCGGCGGCGCGGTAACGGTCACGGCCAGCCCTCAAATCGCGGCCGGAACGGTCAACGGTCAGATGTTGACCCTGGTCGGAACGAGCGCAACGAATACCGTTAAAATTCAAGACGGCACCGGGCTCGCTTTGAACGGTCCGTGGGTCGGCGCTCTCAGCTCGGTCATCAACCTTGAGTGGGATAACGGGGCTTCCGTTTGGCGCGAAACCTCCCGAAATAACTAAGGGAACCTGCGATGAAACTCAGAGAGCTATTGTGGCTGTTTTTTCTTCCGGGGCTTGCGCTTGCGAGCACCACGACGACTAAACAGCTTGATGCGATTCAAAACTCAACCGGCGGGAGCGCGCTCTCCGTTCCCTCGGTTGGCACTACCCTCGACACAAACAGCAACGCGCTCACCCTGACGAATAAAATCATCTCGGGGTCGAGCAACACGCTCTCGAACGTGCCCGTCGCGGCGAGCCTAGTTCAAGAAATCCCGTCGGGAACTTGCAACGGATCTACGACCGCTTTTACGCTTGCGAACACTCCGGGCGGGTCTTCCAGCGTTTTCCTCACCCTCGACGGCATTGCAATGATCCAGGGTTCGGGTAAAGATTATACCATATCCGGAGCGTCCATCACTTTACTAACCGCTTGCGCTACCGGACAGACGCTGTACGCGATCTATTCCAAGTATTGA